TCACAAAATTCTGTCGATGATTCGATGGCGTTAGCCAAAGAACTCGATAGAATCTGGAAATCTGACCTTCATAGAAAAGAGAAGGTGCTGGTTATCACTAACATATTTAAGATCTTACGAACTTATTATATTAATGGTACCTACTACCCTTACACCGCGACTTGGCAAAAGCCATTTTCAAAGTGGAAAGGTAGGTTGCACTATCCTCTTTTCCTTGATAGCATCCTCATTTCGAGAAACAAAGTCGATGCTCAATGAATCCTTACCATTGCTGGTAAGGCCAGAGAGCTAAACCTGTTTCCCGAAATTGACCTCACATCCATCACCGAACCTCTATCTCCTTCCTGTAAGGAAAGAGTAGAGTTTTGGAGAAAGGAGATTGAGTCAAACTGAGGATCGCTAGGAATTCCTTCTAGAGAGTCTTCAGTTGGAAGATCGATCGTCATCAACGAACTTTGGACCACGAAAAGTGGACCGAATTCGGGGATGACTTGATTTTCCATTCCTTCTGACTGCGTAGCCGTCGATTCAGACAAAGATCTTTCCGAAAATGTTGGCCTCCTTGAAGAGTTTTTAACTCCAAAGGACGAGAGTGATGAATCACTCTCATACCTACAAATTAGTAAAGAACACTATCTGAAAAGACGAGAGCAAACCAAATTGCTCTACGAGCTAATGCAGAAGATTTTGCCAAAGAGGCTAAGTGGGAAAGTAAAACCTATAACTTCTAGAATAGCCGCAATCGCGGACTATTGGGGTAAAACCCGACTAGTTGCCATAGGTGATTATTACTCCCAAAGGGCCTTAAAACCCTTTGGAGATGATATGCTCTCTCTTCTTAAAACTATAAGAGGAGATGCAACTTTCTCACAAGGCTTCAAGGCTAATCTGATCAGAAAGAAAGCCTTACAAGGGAAGAAACTGTGATGTTTCGACCTTTCTAAAGCTACTGACAGATTTCCTAGGGAAATTACAGAACTCTTATTGCAGAAACTATATGGAAACCATGTAGGATCTGTAATAATGTCCGTTCTTTCCGAAAGGGAATTCCAGGTCAGGGCCTCTCGTAAATCAAACTCTAAGAAAATGGTAAGATATGGCGCTGGTCAACCAATGGGCCTTTATGGCTCATGGTCGGCTTTTGCCTTATCTCATCATGTAATTCTTAGATTTTGCGAGAGAAGACTGGGGACCGTACGATGGTTGGGATCCAGCTACATCATTCTAGGAGATGACTTGGTCATCTTCAGGAAAGACGTGGCTGGACTCTATCTAAAATTAATGGAAGAATTCGGTGTAGAGATTTCTTTGCAGAAATCTTTTACACCAACAAGAGAAGTTCCTGTCCAAGGTGAATTCGCTAAACGCTTATTCACTGAGGACGGGGAAATTTCTCCGCTTCCATTGAGACTTCTCAAACAGGACAATATCTCTCTAGAAATTAGAGAGGGAATGTTCTTAAGAGAAGCAATAGATAGAGATGCCCTCCCATTGGACCGTTTAGACTCCATCCTCGGTAATACCCCG